GTCCATTTCGATAAAGTCTTGGTTTAGTGAAGGTCTTGTATCAAAGATTCTTCCCATATGCCAGAAGTTTAATGTATTTCTAAATTCTCCGTGTACGGATGAAGGTATGTACTTATACTCAGCGTAACGAGGAGTATAACCAAAGACACCATCATTAAGGGAATCAGAGACATCAAAATAGAGTTCTTCATTATAGATAGGCTGTTCTCCAATAGATTGAAAAGCGGGCCAGAAGTAATCGAATTTGTCATATTTTTTGTAGAGTTTAGGTAAACCTTGTTGATATGCAGATTTAGGCATAACAGTCATAAGTCCCATTATTAATCCATGTTCTTCACAGAAGTATGATACTTTTTTAGATGCGCCAACAGATACACCGTGTCCAGCCATATTAGCTTGAGGAGTGTTTTCAGCAGCGTTATCAGATGTTTGTAATACTTCAGAGATAGTTACAGGAGTTGCAGAGCCACCTAGGAATTCAGGTCTTTGTAATCTAGAGTCTGAAGATTTTACTCCAAAGTGTGCCATTATGATTTCTATATATCTAGAGCCACCTCTTGCATTTCTTTCAAGCCATTCTTGTAATCTGAATGCTCTTCTTAGATCATTGATAGAAGCAGCAGTAGCAACAGATAAGTCAGCATATGTTGTTGGTGTTACATCGATATTAAAGGAATAATTAGGTGTAGCTTGCACAGCAAGTTCAGCATTGCCGTCAGAAACAGCATCTTGAAATGGAACATTAGGTAAATCTAAACCATTTAAATCCATAGTTTTGGTTCTTTTTATTCCATCATTATAATTTTCTAATGGAGCTTCAGTACCAAGAGGTATAGTAGCTTCGGGACCTTTTTGAGTCCAAGGTAAAGCAGATGTAAAGTAGTCATGTTGCCAAGCTCTTTTTTGCATACCAGATTTGTATGAGACTCCGTCTGAATAGATTAAAGCAGTATTATCACCATCGATTAATGAATCGGGTAGAGGTGTAGTAACTAAGTTTTGGTCTCTATAATATTCGTTATAAATTTTATTATATGCAGCGATTGGTAATGCGCTGAATGTTTCTCCAAGATAGGATGTTCCAGTAGCAGCAGCAGTTGAGCCAGTTGGTAGTCCTAGATAATCCCAAATTGAGCCAGAGGATATAGTATCGAATCCAGCTTGAGGTGAGATAGTTGGGAAAGCAGGGTCAGATAGACCATCTTCTCCACCAGATATAAAGTCTTCCCAGCCTTTGACTTGAGTACCAGTTGAGCTAAAGCCTTTTGGCCAAAGGATTCTATTAGGTACAAAGAAGTAGTGTATATATACTGATGATTGATGCATAACAGGAGATAGTAACGGTGCAAATCTTAGAAGATTTGTTGATGTTATATTGAATTTGTCTCCAGGTACACATTCCATTAAGCAGATAGGAGTGATTTCTCCAAGTTTCATAGAGAATTTCTTATCGTGCGATAGGTCGAAAGTATTCGACGCAGGTTTGGGCATTGCCACTTTTGAAAATATAGACATAGTTTTTATTTTTAATTAAATAGGTTTTCGGTATCTAGACCCATAGCATTTGCAGCTAGAGCAAGTAGTCTAAAGATTAGATTGTCATTGATGTTTATGCCTTTGTCAGCTAGATCTGATTTGAATTTTTCTACATTTGCAGAAGATTTTTCTTTGTCAGCTTGAGCATTTATTAAAGCAAGTTTTGCAATTTCTTGTTCTATTATGGGTATTTGAGTTTTATCAGCAACATTTGTTGCTATAGTTGATTGTAATAATTCTTGATATGCTTGTTGAGTTTTATATAGTTGCAACTCGGCAAGTGAATTAAAGTTTTTAGCTAATAGCTTTTTATTAAGTTTTTCAACTCCAGCTTTTTCATAAGCAAGTACAGATTCAGATTGTAGTTTGTCTCCTTGTAATGGTGCAAGACCCATTTGGACAGCAGCATTAATAGGATTTTCGAATGAATAAGGAGCAGCCTTAGCAGGGCTTATAGACCCCGCAGCGCCAGAAGCGCCAGCAGGGGATGAGCCATATATTAAATTAGGATTGAGACCAGCGTCTTTTAATCTTTTCATTTGTTCTGATGGTAAATTGTATTGATTCTGCATTTTCCAGAATTCTACATTGGCTTTACGAGCATCAGCTTCGCGTTTTTTTGCGCCAATATTACCAATTAGAGATGATAGGATTGAGCCTCCGGCACCAATTCCAGCAGATAAGGGGTTCATACTTTTTTAAGTTTAGGTTTATCCTTTTT